CGCCGCCACCGTTGCATTATCGGTGTTGTACGGGCCAAGGATTACCTCCCACGCCGACTCATCCGGGCTCATAGCACGTTCTACCTGAACGGACTGAACATACGTACCTGAATACGTAAATGAAATAGTTTCATCTTTTGCAGCTACGGCAAGTGTTGCACTTACACCAACCGCTGTGAAGGTGCTGGATACTTCAGTCATCGTGTGTTACTCCTGATCAGAGGGAAGGAAAGGCTTACTTCTTTTTCTTACCGGCTTTCTTTTTCTTACCGGCTTTCTTTTTGATGACGGGTTTTTCTTCTTCCCCGCCATCATCGTTTTCGTCCTCTTCAGGAGGATCGGTTTCGTCTTTGTCTTTGAAAGCGTCTTCAAGATCGTGGTCGCGCTGGCTTTCAAGCGCTTCAGCCATCGTCAAGCTTCTGCCCTTTGAATCTCTTGTACCCGCCAGTGTGTTTGCCCTGTCGCCACGAAGGTCTTCCATCGTCACCAGTTTACCGTCTTGCATAACACGGGCGGTAGAAGGTAGCTGATCTTCAAGCTCGTCCGGGTAGTCAGCCCAGTCATGGCGAGACTGTGCTTTACGAAAGCGCATACCACCGATAAAGGCGTTATGTTTAAAGAGTACTTGCATTTTCTTATTCCCTTATCTGGGCTGTTAAAAAGGGGTGAGGCCGAAGCCCCACCCCGATAAAGCCGAAGCTTAGTTACTGCCGTCAGGCAGAGGTTTCCAACTGACAGGCGGATCAATGGTCAGGAACGCATTCACAGCGCCAGCAGTGAAAGCTGCCGTACCTGTGACTTGCTGAATGCCAAGGAAGCGTTCAAAGTCCTGGCTCATCGCAGGAGGGATTGCGATAGCCCACTGATAGCCAGCAACCATGGAGGCCACGGGGGTAAGCATCCCAGTGTCTGCATGGATTGTTTCAGTGCCGTCAGCCGCAATTGCAGCAACGGAATCTGAAGCAAGCTGGAAGTTAGCTGTGGCAGACCCGCCAGAGGTTGCAGCCGTAGAAACCTGAATGCAAACCCACATGGTCTTACCGGCACCGATATCACGGGCGACACCAAGGTCGATGACATCCCCGATAAGGTATGTCCCGGCAGCACCCGTGTTAAGGGCTACTGCGGAACAGAATTGCGAACGTTCGTCCAAAATCATTTTACTCTCCTTTAAGAGTGTTGAAAGATGCTACGCTACCGTTTAGGTAACGCGGGCTTCGTCAGCGGACAGAGCGTCACAACGACGGATCGGGATTTTGTGGAAACTGGTAACAACCTTGCCACCAACGTTCTCGGTGGTCAGTGTTGAACCCTGTACTGCGGCAGCAGTCTGCTGCATCAGGCTTGTTTCCAGATCACGCGACATGTAGAACGCAGCGCGACCATTCAGGTTAGGCGGCAAGCGCATGGCCTGGAACATCAGGTTGGGCAAGTGAGCGCCCGTCGCAAACGCACCAGCCGTATAGACCAGCGACAGAAGCGATTTGTCGATGTTACAGATACGCACCACATAACGCCAATCTTTGAGAACCAGACCGGCATCCCAGGCGTAGTGTGTCCGATAGCCTTCCATGCGTCCCGTGTTGGAGCCGTTGGAAGCATCTTCGATTGTGACCTGACCTTTGTCGTTCACCTGAAGGCCGGAATTTGAGCCTTTGGGGAAAACGCCGAAGCACTTGTTTTCGTCCCAGACAACGAGCCAGATGCTTGCATTGTCTGTTCCGGTGCCGCCTGCGTCAATGATGTTGTCGGCATTGGCAGCAGACAGATCATTGTAGCGAGGTGCAAAACCTGTAAACGCTTCAGGTTCAGTTGCTTCGTTTCCGTAGAAGAGGGTATCAACCATCTCCTGAGACATGCCTTCAATGTGAGGGCGTTCTTCCGACATACGGAAAGCTGAAGTGTTACCGTTCAAGTCGGCAACACGTTTGTCGATTTCAGCGTAAGCTTCCATCATACCGCAAGAGTCGGTGACCTGGACGGTTGTTGATTTGGTCGGATCAACGCCACCGTACATTTTACGCCAAGTCGGGGTGGGGAGTCCTGTACGGACAGACGTTTGGTGGCCGGTGACAAGATTGCCTTCCATCCACACCATATCGTCAAGGACTTCGTTTGTTTCGTTGAGAATTTCAACGACATCAGCGATGCCCCCGTCAGGGTCGGTGACCTTGGACACGTCCAGCAAGGTCGGGTTGTTAGCAGCGAGAGTAGCCATTTTGAGTTACCTCTTAGTTTTGTTGAAGGTTACTGTTTGGGAACAAGCGCGTTACACGCTCATGTTTGCTTAGCTCCTTGTTGGCATCCCCAAGGTCAATTGTATCATCGGCCATGAGTTTACCAAGCTTAACAAACGCAGCCCACAGGACGGGCTGTTCTCCAACCCCCGCCTCACTGATTGCGTCTCTAAGCTCTTGACCGCCCAGTTCGTTCACAGCGACACGGGCATGTTGAACATTGTCAGCATGGTCCGCACCTCCGTACTCAGGATGATCTTTCTGCGCCTGAACCCATTCCTTGTTTTGCTTTACAGTCTTGGCTTCTTGCGCTTCTTCACCATCCTTCGCAACCCGCTGGTCATGTGCGACCTGGTTATCGACCATCTCTTGAGCCGCAGCTTGAGAGACATCGTTAGCCTTGGCCCACTCTTTAAACCCGGTTAAGAGCTTTTCATCAAGAGTAACACCTTCGGGTACTGTGAAGTCTGCATAGGCTTCAGGGGCTCCACCACTCTCGCCGTCAGCATCGCTGTCCGTGTCTGAGTTACCTTCACCGCCTTCTTTATCCTTGGCTCCTTCGCCTTCGGATTCTTTTGCTTTCCCGCCTAAAGCGGAACCGCTATCTTCTTCACCATCGCCACCGCCGCCCAAAGCAGTGTCATCAGTGCCGCCCTGATCTGTGTCGCCCGTGCCTTCGCCGCCCGTGCCTTCGCCGCCACCAGCACCCTCATCATCAGGTGACCGTAGCACTGCTTCCCAACCCATTCCATAAATTTTCATTTCTCTATCCCCTGTTTAGTGGACTATTTAACACCGCTTTTATTGAAGCGTTTTACCGTTCGCTTACGTTTTGCTTCTGCTTCTTGTGTCTGCCTGGCAACTGAGTTTGCAGCAGCTTGAAGTTGAGCTTCTTCGGCTTCTTTCTTTTCTTTTCTTTTACGCGCCGCCCGTAACTTTTCAGCCGCTTTCTGTGTCTTGCTAGGCATTTCTCTATCCCTTGTTTAGTGGATCACGTGATCTACTTTTTTGCTGCTTCTTCTCTGTCTGTTGCTTCCTGCTGCATCAGACTATACGATTCAGGGTAATAAGTAAAGACGTTGGCCATAAGCCACATCCCTTCATGCCTGCGCCCCTCGTTGAACGCTGACTTACGTCCACCCTGATCGTCCGCTACATAAGACTGCTGGAACACTTTAGAGTGTGACAGTATATCCCATATAAGCTCTCGCCCCTGGTATGTATCAAGAACTGCCTTGTACTTAAGTTGTTCTGTCGCTTTGGCTTTCCGGGCTTTCTTCTTTGCCTTTTTCTTCTCAGCCTTCTCGTCTACCTCAAGGTCTTCTTCAAGAGGTTCGTCTGGATCAAATTCGTCATTAGCCATTCGCTGTTGCCCTCGTTAAAGCGTTATCACCTGACATATCAGCTTCCGCCAAATTGCCAGCAGTTTCAGATGCCATGTTTTCTTGCTCAAGCCGTCGCTGACGTTCCTGTTGTTCCGCCCTCTTCTGGCGAATTTCTGCAACCTCTTCAGCAGAACGAATAATAGAAGGGGGTGTACCAACAGCATCAGCGTAAATATCAATTGCTTTATCCGCGTCAAGCTTATCAAGAGCTTCTGCTTTGCCCCCTTCAACCAGTGCAGACACGAACCCTGCCACACGCTCCACCCCGCCCGTCTCAACAGACTTCTGGGCTTTGGCGAGGGTTGAGACATAGGATATCTTCAAAGGCTGTCCTGCGAGCTCCTGTGGAGGTGGGGGCAGCATGTCAAGCTCTATCATACGGTCAAAGGTATTATCAATCAGCGGATTGAGAAATTCACCGTGGATGCTTTCCAACAACGGACCAAGCTGTAACAGACGTTCTGCATTACGCTCTGCAAGTTCCATCTCGTTTTTAGGTTGGATACCCCGCATGTTGGTGATGGCCATGAACAAATCGACAAAGAAGACTTCGTTGATACGGGCTTCTACACGATCCATGTCCATGGACAGGGCTGCGACATCTGGCGTAACTTCGTATACTGGGCGAAGCGTGTTTCCGTTGGGGTCGCTGTCATAGAGGTTAAGACCTCCCGGCATAGAACTGATAGGGACGTTCTTCAGGGATGCTGGACCGTGCAGCGGTGGGTTGACTTGTTTGTCGATGCCTTGCGCCTTACGCTTCTCCTGCGTCTGTAATTGCTTGACATCGCCAAGCGCCACCATACCAGGGCAGTTTGTGCCGTAGATATCTTCACCCGTGGTTTCGTACCGTGGAGTGAAGAAAGGGAAACGTTTGAAACCAGACTCCTTGATGTACCCGCTGTTGCTTCCGCGCTGGTTATCTTCGCCAAGTTCGTACTTCACAGACCGGAACGCAGCATGTTTAGCAAAGGGGGAGCCTTCTTTGAAGAAAGGGTTAGGTTCTACATAATGCACGATGGTTGAAGTCTTATCGTAGTCACCCTTGTCATACAGCGCTTTAATGGGTTGACTGGCGTTGTTGTACCCAAACTCGCCCATGATCTGTGCTACCGTCCGCAGGTACTCACGGCAGTAGGTATCAATCTCAAGACGTTCGTTCTGCGCCACAGAGTAGCTACCGATTGTATGTGTGAAGAAACGAGAGATATCCTGGTTGTCATCTACCTGAGACATCGAACCTGTACCAAACAACAGAAGTTCTGACGCCATAGTCGGTGCCATCTTGTACAGGTTACCCGCAGCAAAAATCTCACGCATGGTAAGCTCAGCAGTATTCAACCACTCTTTAACTGGCTTGAATTGCATCATACCGGGGTCAAACGTACCCAACTGGTACCATGGCCGGGAAGGAGACATAACACCGGCCACCAGACCAGCAGCGGCTGTACGGGTTGCAATCGTCGCACGGCTGTTAATGATAGATGAGTATTTAGGCGAACCCTTGTTCACGTCTGAAACGAGGAAGCGACCGCGCCGGGGCTGGCCGAACTTTGACAAATCCTTCCAATGCGGTATGAAGCTGTCACGCTCTGTCTTCATAGAAGCCTTCCGCTGATTGAAGTACTTCTTGTCTTTTAGGTTAATTTTAGCTGGCATGATCAACTACCTGTCAGTTGGAGGCTGCGTATGTTAGCCGCAGACCCTGTTAAGCCTTGTGGGCCTGTGTGAATATTTGAAGTGCCAAAGTTGCTGCCAAGAATACGTCGCCTTATAGCTGCCACAGACGTAGCAATCTCATCGTCACCACCTCCAGCGTCAAGACCATCAAGGTCACCTATCCCTAGATCGTCGCTTATGCCAAGATCATCAAGGGTAAGCTTGGGGCCGGTCGCTTCAACAGCATCACCTGGGGCGTACACTACTGTCGGGAATGGGGTTAGTTCTACTGGCGGGCGTGGATCACCAAAACCTCCACCTGTGCCAGCTATGTTATCGCCAAAGAAATCTGCCTGTCCTTCTACCCCCAACCCTGAAAGGAAGTCAGCGACATCATCCATACTGATATCAACATCAAAACCTATGTCAACGTCAAAGTCAGGGAGACTGTCAAAATCAATGAACCCGAATATATCACTTACTGCTTGGTCAACAGTTTCATTATCAGAAAGCGCTGAGCTTAAAGCTCCCTGTACTGCACCTGGCAGGCCACCGATTAAACCGCCGAATACCGCATTGGCCGCTGTCTCTACCGCAAAGCTGAAGCTTGGCGAATACTGGGAAGCAGTTTCACTCGCAGCTACCTGCTGCGCTATCTGGGCAGCGCTTAGCTCACTGGTTGGTGTGCTTATGATTTCACCCCCAGTGCCTTCCGGTCCTACAGCGCTGGCAAGGCCCGCAGCTTCCGCCATGGACATGCCGACGCCACCAAGCCCCGCAGCCGCAGAGAACCTGCCCAAGCCCCCCTGATCACGCCCACGCGCCATAGCGGCCATGCCCTGCTCGTTTATGTTCCCCTCGTCATCCACGTTATCTGGGTTACTGAAAATGCCCGCGAGGTTGCTCTGCGTAGTCTGATCCACGTTGACTGTATCAAAATCAAACTGTGATGGATCGTTGGCAGGCGTAACATCACCGGGAGGTGCTGTCTGTGCTGTCTCTGCGATGTCTACGTTTACTTCTTGCGCTTCAGGGTTTACCTGCTGCGCGTTCTGGTTGACAGAAATTGAATCATCGTCTTCTGTGTCCAGCGTGGCAGTAGACGGTTCTGCTGTGGTGGGTGTTGTGTCAATCTGTTGTGCTTCAACGGCCTCTGGCAGTGCCTGTTGTTCGTCAGCAGGAGGTGCTGTAGCTAAAGAGGGGGTTGGAGCTACAGAATCAGGCGTACCCTCATCACCCTCAGCTTCTCCAATCCCAGTGCCTACGCCGCCTGCGCTTGTATCAACGCCTTCAGGTCCAGCTTCTACTTCACCGAGGTCACTTTCAAATCCTTCACCGGCAGCGTCACCACCGCCGTCGCCAATGCCGGTACCCAGACCACCAGCACTTGTGTCAACACCTTCAGGTCCGGCTTCTACTTCACCAAGATCACTTTCAAACCCACCTGTGGCAGCGTCACCACCGTCACCAATACCCGTACCCAAACCGCCTGCACTTGTATCTACCCCACCTGGTCCAGCTTCTACTTCACCGAGGTCACCTTCAAACCCGCCCCTCTCAGAGCCTCTACCGAACCCACCAAATCCGCCGAACCCACCAAAAAATCCGCCGCCAAAGATGTAACAGTATTTACTGTGATATAGTCTTGGCACTTTTTAGCTCCTTCGTTACTGTCGCTGTAGTGCTGCTGAATAAACAGATCACGTGATCTACTAAAAATCCCATGTCACCAATCCGCCTCAAGAGGATCATAGTCGCTTTGTGCAGTGTTCGCCTGATTGGACATAGACCTGTCAAGCACAATTGGCGCAACGTCCTGTGTGAACGTTAGCGCCAGTGCGTCTGCCAGATCGGGGGAGTCCAAGCCGCGTTCTTTCATGAGCTTCTTTGTTTCCAGATGAATGCGATCCGTGAGTGTATATGCATACTCACGTTTCGTCAAGTCTGACTTAAGGTCAAGACCATCCTTGGTCGTTGGTGCAGGAAGGCACAGGTTAGGCATGGCATCTCTGAGGTTGCCCCACAGTTCATCGCTCTTATACCGATACACAAGACTGTCCATAGGTCTGCTACCAAACTGTACTTCAATCGGGTTGTACCCAAGGTGCCTCAACTGATCCACTACAGCGCCACCGATACCTGTGCCATCCACGAAGATAGCGGACACTGTATAGCCTGCCTGCCTGAACTTCCTGATACACGCCACGATCCTGCCGGTGAAGGCTACTGTGTCAATTCCCTTGTACCGTTCGATAGGCCACGATCTGCAATCATTACCTATGCGTGGGTATATGACACTCTCATCATCACCGAAGCGGGCTACGTCAACGCCTATAACAAGGGGGGCTGTTATGTCTTCAACAACCTCCCGCTCCTGTGCGGCGATGACTTCATCAGTTCGCATAAACTGGTGGGAGCCCGCTGACGGGAACATACCACGTACACGGACCTTGAAGAAGTCACTGTCTTCGCCGTAATCTTCCAACCATTCTTTGAACAGCTTCTTGTTGGTGACCTGTACCGACCGGCTATCAATCTGTCTGACGATGTACCTGTGCTTGAATGCGCCCTCGCAGTTCTCGAAGAAGCGGCCACTGTTACGGGTAGGGTTACCAAAGTCAAAACTCATTGGCTCACCATCAGTACCGCCACCCTCACGCACTTCGTAGATAACGTCATCAATCTGTGACGCTTCATCGAAGATATAGAAGGGGGTGCTGTTGGCTGCGTGAAGACCGGCGAAGGCTTCACTGTTCTCTGCGCGGGATGTCAGGGCATCTGTGCGCCACGTCATCTTGTGTTTGCGGTGAGTCAAATTCATCGCGCCGCGACCTGTACCAAGGTCGAACCAGTCCCGCGTCAGGCATATGGCGTACCACTTGCCAAGCTCTGACCACGTTTTGGTTTTCAACTGGTTATCTGTACCGGCAGTGACAACGCCTTTACAGTAGGGGCGGGTACTCATGATGAAGAGGATTAGCCACGCTGTCAGGGTAGACTTCCCGATACCGTGGCCTGAGACTGTACTGAAGCGGATAGGGTCTACAGCGTTGACGCCATCAAACCCCCGCTTCTTTATCTCTTGCCCCCACTGCCACAAGAACTCGCAGGCCCATTCATCAGGCCCATACTTACAGTCAGGGTATCTCTTCTTCCACTTCCCCTGTAGCTCTACCATCTGGATTGACAGGTCAGTATCCCACGGGAAAGCCCACAGTACCCAACCAAGGGGGTCTTGATAGAACGATCCTGAGTCTTTGGATAGTTCTTCGTCCAATTCGACTTTGGACTTCTTTCCGGGTTTTGCCATCAGTCTACCATTTCAAAGTCTGCATCAGTTGCATTCTTACTGATCAGTGCTGCACGTTTACGCCCCGCCATCAAAGCATTTACTACAGCTTCATCAGCTTCCAACTTAACAGTCGTCTTGTCCTGGTTCATTCCGAGGATACGGGACAACTGTTGCAGTGCATCCATCTTACTTGCGAACTTGACACGCTGCTTCAGTACCTTTGCCTTACCCTTACCCCGCCCTATAAACGTTGAGTCGCTGCTAAACTCTGTGATTGTTGCCCTCTGGTCTGCTGTCATCTCATTAAAATCAAGATAAGCACTGCCATCTTCATTTACTTCAATCATGTCACCAATACCACCGAAGGCCACCTTTGCCAATTCAGCTATAACTCTCTCTTCGGTGACTTCAGTTTTTTTACGCAGGCGATTTTGTCTTTTATTTATTTCAGCCTGCACTTCTTCCCGCCCAAACACAGCAGCACCACTATATCCAGCTTCTCTCGCAGCTTCCAACGCATTACCGCCATTCTTAAACCAGTTATCAATCGCGTTGATCATCTTTGGCTTAAGCTTTGGCAGTTGCATTAAACGTTTCGGCGGGGGTGCAGCTACCTTTTTCACCCGTTTCTTTTTTTCTATAATTTTTGGGGGCTTTTTAACCCTGAATGCCCTCTTCACCTCCATATCCAAACTCCTGTCAGCATGCCAAGACTGAACACAGCAACCAGAACAAAAGCTATAGCGGCGCAAGCTTTTACATCCGTCATATTTAACCCGTCTCCCATCTCAAAAGCTTCCTCTTCGTAAGGTTCCACAGTTTAGCCCTCCTTATATATGGCCACTCCCTTGGTATATTGTACCATATTCTGGTGTTTAGCGTAAACCTTGGCTGTATCCCGCAGTTTATATAGCTTTTTTGTACTCAGGTCCAATTAATGTGGTCCTAAGTTGTACCACGCGGGTAGAACGTTGGCGTACCACAGAGGTAGCTAGGTGTGCCTTGGTGTATCTTCTTTTTTATATTTTTATTTTGGTAATTTGTTCTGGCGCGGTCTTTCAGGGGCTTGGAATTACGCGCGGGGGCGGCACCCCGAAGTCGAACCAGCAAGAACCATATATAGGCGGATTAAATACAGGCTTAAATTTAACTAAAACCAGTGCGGCCTGGGTAGTGGATCACGTGATCTGTTAAAACTAGGGCAGGCTAGTTATAACTAAATTTAACTTCCCCCAGTTCTGACAGGTTTAGACAAGGGCGGACTAAGGTCGCTTTCAGGCAAGCAAGCGAGAGCATGAATTTAAATCAAGAAACTAAAACTAACTTTGTCATAGCCCCTGATATCACTGATCCATTTTAACTGTTGACGGATAGGTAAAAATGAAATACACAGGATGGCACGGGCACTTGTGCCTGAACGCCATACATTAGAACCACTCAAAACAAAGGCTAAAACCATGACAAACCTTAAATTCATCGTAAGATCAGAACACGCCAGCCCTGCCTACGCTTTAAACAGCGCTGTAACAGTCTCAGAAGACTCCGAAGGTTATTATCTGGACTTGCCGGGGTTTGGCTGTGGAAAGTCTTTCAGTACCCCGGAACAGGCAATCGAATCCCTGTTAAGGGAGAATGGCTGTTTTAACATCGACTATAAGCCCTTGTTTGAAGAGGGAGTCACATTCGCCAGTTTCCTCAAGCCCCCTCAGTCATTTGACACAAAGTCCGGTTTTGTCATCCGTTCAATTCGGAATGAATTTGTAGTGCATGAATACAGCCAGCCAGTGAATGAACACACGGCTCCTGACTACTACAACGGCTCATATTGCGAAAGCTTACAGAGCGCCTATCAAGAATTTAACAGACGTGTAACTCGCTGGATTGAAACCTACTCAAATGAAGAGGGATAAAATTATGTTAGACACAAAATGGAAATGGACGTTTGACCAATGCAAAACGGAACAAGCTTTCATCCTGAAAACAAACCCCGTTAAACCGGGGGCTGCGTTTAGCTACTCCCGCAAAACATATGCCCGATATTGCAACATGCAAGCAAACTACATTCGGTTTAGTGGCTTCCCTCTGATTGCTGTAGACATTTTGCAAGCCCGTGATATCGCAGACCCGGATTATCGCCTGGACCACGCTAAGCTAGGCTGTGAGGTTCTAGGCTCATACTGTTTTGAAAACGGAACATACAATCAGTTGCGGGAAGAAATAAGGTCAAACATAAACAGATAAACCCCGTGTGACATATCGCACCATTTAGCCTGATCTTGATTGATCGGGCTTTTTGGGTAGTGGCGGCATAATGTTGCCTCATACACGTTGAAAGGCTAAGACCATGAACACCAACAAAGAGAAACAGCAAGACGAAACAATCAAAGCCCTGCTAGGGCGGATTGCCACACTTGAAAACTTTATTTTCAGGGACCAAACCCACTGGAATGATATGGGCGCTATGTTTAAGCAATCAAGTTTAAGAGAAACTATAGACGACGTTGTAAACGAAGATTTCAGTATCTCTGCCCGTGTAACTCTGGAAAGGGGCTAAGACCATGACTTCACATAATGACGTTTGTCACAACTGGGCGCATAAAACAGGGCAGGGCAGGAATGGCTTTAACATGTTTTATGAAGGAGACACAATTTATAGCTATGGCCATCATTTCCCGATTGCCCGCTTCATTGATCCCCCCGCGCCGTATGTAGGGCTTAACAAAGAAGAGACAAAACCGGAATATGATCAGCAAGTCCGGCAAGTGGTCCTGTTTAACTCTTCTGATTACAGTGTTAGCACGTCAAAACACCAAACATACACAAGGCGGGCAATCCCTGCTTACATTGACCATGTTTTTTATGTCCCTAATCTAACAGACCGTTATTTTTATGGGCAACGCCGCATGATGCAAGCTCACTTGGCGAACTACGCCGCGTACCTGGAAGAGATTAAAACAAATCTGGACAAGGCAAGCCGTGCACGTGGTCGCAAAATGGACTACATACACGCAGCGGACCACGCACGGAATGAAGCTAATCTCTACACCCGTGTGTTCAAGCTTGGCAAACGCCAGTTAGAGCGTCCTGAAAATATGGACAGCCTGATAGAAGCCTGGCGGGCAGACCAGAAGCTTAAACAGGAAGCCCGCGACAAGGCAGACAGGGGAAAGCTTAAGGCATGGCTCTCAGGCTCTGATATCCGCCCCGCACATACCCGAATCCCTTACGTGCGGGTTAAAGGGGATCAAGTGCAAACTACATGGGGTGTCAGTGTCCCGCTAAGGCAGGCTGTGGCTCTTTTCAGGCTTGCGCGGGTATGCAAGGCCACAGGGAAAGCTTTTAGCCCTGTCAAGCGCCACGCGATAGGGCATTACAGTCTGGACAAGATCACAGAAGAGGGAACCCTGCGAATCGGTTGCCACGTGATCCCGCTTAAGGTTCAAGCCGTTGCCGCTAAACAAATCGGACTGGGAGTCTAAATCATGAAAACCACAACAACACGCCAGAATGCTTTACAGAACGTTTCAAGCTACATGACCGATCAGGACACAAGTAAAGGGCATGGTTACCTTGTGCGCGACCTGGGGTTCTCTGATCCCGTCATAAATGAAACGCAAAGCTTGATCATGTCCCGCCCTGTCAAGGGGGATATTAGACTTCAGTCAAAAACAGATCACGTGATCCACCGACAGGTAGATTAGCTACGCGATCCGCTCATACCCTCAGCCGCAACTAGACTAGGCCATAGCCGCCTAGCTTAAACCAGATACATCTTCCACTTAAAAGGGGGTTGCCTTCGGGCTTCCCTTTTTTTTATCTAAAACACTTAAGTTTAATTATAATAAATTTAATAGCGCCACCTATCTTCACCATATTCAGTACAGATATATCCACCTTAAGAGTGGAATATATACTGTTTACTGCAATGTTGGTCGATGAACTAGGTCCAATTCAGCCCAAAATAAATGACCAACAAATCGGCCAACAAATCGGCCAACTTTAACCCTTTTTGGCTTCCACTAACGGTTATCAGTGACCAACAAAATGACCAACAAGTTAAAATAATTGACCAACAAGTTAAATTTAACTAAAATAGTTGGCCGATTTGTTGGCCGATTTGTTGGCCGTTTTTAAGTGGGTTTTAACGTGTTTTAAAGCTAAATTTAATTATAACTGCGATTGCTAAATTTAGTTAGTGCGGTTATAATGGTTTACAGGTTTAATTTTAACGGGAGATTTGATATGGCAGAGCATACACCGGGACCGTGGGAAGTATATAACTGGCGCAGCGGGGATGACTGGTACCTCGGAGTCAAGCCCGCACATGTGAAAGGGAAGAGTACCCCGTCTGACATATGTATTGTGGTTACGCCAGCAGAAGCCAGTAGACGTTCTGAGGCTGAGTGCCTGGCAAACGCAATGGTGCTATCCGCTTCCTATGATATGTTGGCCGCTTTGCAAAAAATGGTTTCCGAATACGAAACAATGCACGACGCGGAAACTTTGGCAGACCCCTCATTTAGCGAATACGTCGAAGCCCGTACCGCAATCGCCAAAGCCAAGTCTGGTTAAGCCGGTCTACAAAAGGCACAAAAAAGGGAGGCATGGTTAGCCTCCCTTTTCTTTTATCTAATTCAGGTCTGGTTAGTCGGCGGGCCAGTTTGTTTTTTTATCCACTGTAAAATACTGTCTGCGGGCGAGTGGGGGCGCTGACTTGTCTTCTGGTGCCGCCGTGGTGGTACGTGGGTCTTCATCCTTCACCCTGTCTATGTAACCTTCAAGGCGGGCTGTGTCCTTCTCAGCCCTGAGTACCTGCTGCTGTAGAGCATGAACAACACTGTTATGATGACTGATCTGTTTCTTGTGGTCATCATTCAGTTCACGCAGTTCCGCCTTGTGCGTCTGGGCAAGTTGCCGGAAATTATAATCACGCTCCCCTAGTTCAACGCGTATAGATTCCGTGATCGTTTGCGAGCGCTCAAGGTCTGCCCTGAGAGATTTAATAACCTTGCGGTCAGCTTTGCAGATATTTTCAAGGGCTTCCCTTGATAGTGTGCTTTTTTTACCCATTTTATTCCTCCTGTTTTATACGAGGGTGAAAGATAGTCTGCTTTACGGGCTTGCGTTGGAACCGATACCACGCGGCGTCGTCCTTTCCGTCATGGTCCGTGTCCGGTATCCATCTGAGACGACCACAGGCAACGATATCGCTACAGTATTTTAACCACTGCGTTGACTGCTGTGTAAATATCCAGTTTGCGTCGAATAGCAACCACGTGGTCTGGATATTTTTAAAATGGAAAATCAGGCTGTGGAGTTGGCCACGGGACCAGGGCGGGTTTGTAATTATATAGTCTGCTTGCGTGTTCCAGATGTCCAGAGCGCTCCGCTGTAGTATGGGCTTTTTCATGCTGTCCGTGCGGGGCTGAGGATCAACGTCAGACGCCCCAAGGCATTCCAGAGTAGTATTGCGCTCCAGATTGTCTACAAGGTCTCCAGCGCCTGCACAGGGCTCAAGGAATGTCGCTCCTTTCTCTACGTGGGGGAGCAATGCCATAGCGGCACGATCATCAAAGGTGCGGTAGTAATCGTTACCTTCTCTTGCGAAGTTTGAACGTTTACCCATGGTCCTTGTCCCATTTTCCACGCTCAAGAATGAGCCAATCAAGTTCAACCAAGGCATCCCTCACCTGAGCTTTAAGCTCGTTATGTTTTTCTTTAGCGGCTTCAATCTCAGCCACAATTTGCTCCCGTGTTCTACTGCGTTTAGCCATATCAAGATATCCTTATGTCTTTATGCGTTGAAGTTTTAGCCCTTGGTCAGTTTCCTCCCCAACAGATAATTGGTGTAGTCAGCCGGGACGGTACACGCCAGCGCTATCTTGTTTGGCTTGGCGGTAGTGGCTATGTGGGCGGCTGTGACAGGCGCTGTGATGTCTCCTGCCTCGTCCAGCAGGATAACAACCTCAGTGTCATCGCCCATGGTCCGGGTCAGGTTTATGAGTTCCCTCAATTCCCTGAGTTTATAAGTATTGAATGTTTTCATAATTATTCATTCCTCAGTTTTTGACAGATCACGTGATCCACTCTCAGCAAGCTCTTTCAGGTCTTTATCCATGACTGCCTTGCCAGTACCTTTACCCCATGGGTTGCCGGGGCCACGGCTGTCAACGCGGGCTTGATCTTCTGGCGGCACTTCGTCCTTGTCGTCTTCAACGGGCTCTTGATCCTTGGCGAAGCCCGCGTCACCCATACCACTGGCTAGCTTGTTGAGTAGCGCTTCCAGATCAGAACCGTCTTCAACAGTTACAAACTTTGGTACGTCAGATGTATCGTTAAACCCGCGTGTCTGCTTGTTTGCGTCCAGGGTCAACTCCACAACACCCGTGGCCTGTATCTCTGCGGCGAAGCGGAGTCCATTTACGGCGGTCATGTGCATGACACACTCTTCACCGTCTTCCATGGTCAGCACGATATTAACACAGCCATCATGGCTATCGTGCTGCTTGACGGTTATATCTTTTGCCTGTTTCATTTCTTTATCCTTCTCACTTTTTTGAGTTTACGTTTAGGCTTTGGTAGCAGAATATCAAAAGCTTTATCCAGCGCCTTTGAGGTCTTTCTGACCTTCTTTTTCTTGAGGGGCTTTACCTCTGGCGCGACCACTGACTTTACAGCTTTACGTACAGCCTTCTTTAAGGGTTTTGCTGCGGGCAGGGAGGGCAGGTCGCGCTTCCTGTGCCATACCTTCTGTGAGGCTATCCAGGCTTCCCTGTCAGCGCCTTTGAGGTGCTTGGGGATGTTATCCTTGTCACGGATCAGGAAGTCCGGTATTTCCATGCGCCCCGGCTCGGCGGGGAGAGGTGTTAGTTTCTTTATTTTTTTAGCTTTTTTCATAACCTAATCCTCGGATTCAAGGCAGAAAAAAGGGGCGACCTGTGTTTAGATCGCCCCTGATTATCAGGACAGTGATGCTGACCTATTCGTCGTCATCATCGTCATCAGACTCGGACTCGTCGTCTTCGTCTTCGTCGTCATCTTCGTCTTCGTCATCGGAGTCGTCTTCGTCATCTTCTTCTTCCGACTCAGTTTCATCCGACGCTTCGTCTTCTTCGTCTTCTTCGGTTTCGCCATCGGCACCTTCCTGGTCGTCTTCGTCATCATCTTCTTCGGCTTCGTAACCGCAGTCTTTCATGACGATGTTACAGACAGTCTGACGGTCTTCCTGCTGGAGCTTTTCGTACAGGGCGACGATTTGGTTGATGACGCCTTCGGGCTTGTCCTTCGCCTTGGCTGCTTTCTTTGCCGCCTTTTTATTTTTTTCAGCTTCTGCTGCTTTTTTGGCACGGCTTTTTTTGTTGTTTTCTGCGTTCTGGATACGCATATCGGCAATAGCCAGGCTGACATCATCAGAGGCACCAGCATTTGCGAGTTTACGCATGTTGTCGTAACCCATGCCATCGCCGGTCAGGTTGTCGGCGCACCATTTCTTGAACTTGAGGCCAACGCTTTCGCATTTTTCCTTGACGGCTGCGGCTTCGATGGCGGCAGCTTCCCGGTGGTCATTGGCTTTTTCAGCCTGACTGTAATATTTTTCCATCCGGGTGTTGATGATCTTCGCAGAGCCTTCAAGCTCTTTCGTGACCTTCTTCTGCTTTTCCAGAAGCTTGGCCTTCGTCTGATCTGCCTTTGACTTGGCTTTTTCGGCCTTGGTCGGTTTGGCTTTGGCTTTGCCGGTTGTCTTGTTCTTGTTGGATTTTGCATTTGCCATGAGGATACCCCTTGATTGGCTTGGTTCAAATATCAGGGGGTATGACTTAGGGGGCTATCGTTTGCCCGTTCAATCCCCTATATCTTCTATTATAGCGGTTTTTGAAAACAGCGCAACCCATAAAAAAAAGAGGAAGCCGGGGGAGGCTTCCTCTTTCACGCTGTAGGCAAGGGTCTGAACGCCCTGCGGGTTAGATAAACGGCGAGACGCCTTCACCCCCTTTCAGGGCCGCACCAGCGGCAACCAGGGTAAAGGCAGGGATGTAGCTCAGGCTGTCCGGTTTAAGGTCGATGACCTTTGTACTTCGCTCAGAGTAGATCACGTGATCCACTTCGACAAGGCCCGGAACAGCGACACCGGCAACAACGCTGGCGTCAAAGGTTTTGGAGGTTGTAAGATAAAAGGTCTGGTTTGCCGACGCCTGTGAGGGAGCCATCGCAATGACCCCCATGAGCATCAGGCCCGCAGCGAGCAGACTGAATTTTCGGAGCATGTTATACATTCTTGTTTCCCTCTGTTTGAGTGAACTTACGAACTTTGGTAGTCAGTAGAACTTTCAGTATAGCAGAGTTTTGCCTACCGATCAAGCGGCAGGGATTCCTGCGCCGGATCAGTCAAAGGCTTGGCGGTGAAATGCCGCTGTGACATCGGGTGCATTTTGTTATGCTGTTCACGGGGGTTATATCCATCCCGGCAATTGAACAACATGGCCGTACACTGTGCCAGTTCATAAGCTGTAATGTCTTCTTCTGGCGTGAACAGGTAGACCACGGCGGGCATTTCTTGCACAGCCGGGACTTCCGGCATGGTGGTGCCAACTGACCCACACTGAGGGCAGGTACTGGTTGAGAACACACCGTGCTTATTACAGGTCTTGCTTGTCATCTTTGTTTCTCCCTAGTGGATAGTTAAGCGCCCGAAGGCGTCAGCGTAAACGTCGATGGTGATATCTTCCCACCTCATCTTTGCCTTGGAAGTACCCCCACCTTTATATAGACGGATGTACCCCGCTCCATAACGAGCATAAATATGCTCACCACGGGAGAACAGTTCAGCGACACGGTAAACCCCGCCACTGATTAAAATACACTGACCGTCCTCTCTTGGCTCAAAAGCATGTGTTGTCATTTGATTGCCCTTCCGCCCGTTCTGCCCATGTTAGCTAAGGCGGGGTGCGAGACTTTGACGAAACACACCCCGCCCGAAGATCAAGCGCTGGAAGAACGGGCAATTCCCCATGCGACCTTCATTTAGTAGGCTAACACAGTAAAACCCATATATCAAGGGGCGTTTGACAAGTAATACTACCTGTGATATACTCTTAATACAGTATTAGAACGGGCTCAGGGGATATCATTGAACGAACTACTTGAGGCAGCACTTGAATATGCTGATCGGGGTTGGCCTATCTTTCCGTGTAAGAAGGATAAGACGCCGCATACGATCAATGGCGTATTAGATGCTACCACAAACCCCAAACAAATAAAGAAATGGTGGAAGAAACACCCCAAGGCGAACATCGCAGTCGATTGCGGTGGCGCTGGTCTATTGGTGTTAGACTATGACCCCGGCTCTGATTACAAGGCCACGCGCAAGGCGTTAGGCAAGCCCCCCAGGACAGACCTCAGACAGACAACCCCACGCGGAGGTAAGCATGAAATCTACGAACTTGACAATGGCGAAATTGTATCAAATAGCGCCTCCAAAATTTCACCCAACGTGGACGTTCGTTCCTTCAACGGGTACGTTCTCCTACCACCTTCCAGAACTAAGGATGGGGAGTACGCTTGGGTATCAGAAGGTGAGCCGCAGTTTCGTACTGACGAAATGGTCAGAGTTGCAAACTCACATAGAGAGCGTTCAGAGGATGCAAATACCTGGATCATAGAACCCGATCTTGACGAAAATATTGACAGCGCAATCGACTGGCTTGAAAACGACGCGAAGATAGCTGTTGAAGGTGAGGGCGGCGACCACATGGCATACGCAACTGCGGCCATGATGAAATCGTTTGGGCTGACGGAAGAGACAGCTTTCGATTTAATGTGGGAACACTGGAACCCTCGCTGTGACCCGCCTTGGGGTGAAGACGAATTAGACCACTTTCTGGCGAAGGTTGAACACGGTCACGATTACAATACATCACAGCCGGGGAACATGACGCCTGCCTACAAGGAAGCGAAGAGGCAAGAGCGCAAGGAAATGTTTGAGCCGGTTATCCGCGCCGAAGAAGTCAAAGGCGGTAAAGCTATCACCATAACGGACGGTCATCATTTCAGGATCACTAACCGTTGGGGTATGAAGCAGATCAAAAAACCTGAGTGGGTCATCGAAGGGCTCATACAGGAAGAGACACACTGCCTCATGTTTGGGGCTCCAGGTACATTCAAATCTTTCCTTGCATTGGACATAGCTCTGTCTGTCTGCCAGGGCTTCGCCTTTGAACACAAGCGCGTGTTTGGGGATGTCATGGTCATGGGCTCAGTCCTCTACCTTGCCGGTGAAGGCAGAGGTAGCCTTAACCAGCGTGTAGAGGCTTGGGAGCGTGAGTACAATGACGGCGAGCCCATGGAAGCCTTCCACCTTGGCGACCCTGTTCCCGGTGTGGCCTCAACAGATGAAGAGTTTGACCGCATACTTGAAACAATCAGGGCAGCTATACCAAAGGATGGCAGTCTCAAGCTGATCATACTGGATACTCTGTCCAGGGCGATGCAAGGGCTTGATGAAAATAGCCAGCAATGGGCTTCAAAATATATCTGGATGGTTGACATACTAATAAAGGAATTTGGATGTTCTGTGCTTTCCATCGGGCATACCCCCAAAAATGACCCGGAAAGTTACAGAGGCTCGGCAGCATTTCATGGGGGCGTAGATACCATGATCAATGTCGTAAGACCGACAGAAGCTTTTAACATAGAAATAAAAATGCAGAAACAGAAGGATGCTCCTGAGTGGGACAAGCCTTTGTATGCTGCGGCTGAGGAACACGCTTTCACTGACGGCACAACCTCCCTGTATGTTAGGCCACTGGACAGCAGGCCGGAAGAGAAGCCGAAGGACGATAAGAAAGGCAGGAGCCTCAAGAAAGAGCCCACACCTGAGAAGAAGCAAATGCTCAGGGAGACAATTATCAAGCGGGTTAAAGAAGCCTTACAGGAAGTCAAGGGCGGGCATTTCTCGCACAACAAGATGTCGGTGAAGGTGGCTCAGGGCGTAGACCTTGGGTCCGGGGCTATCCGCAAGAACCACTTGGTGCATTTAGCTGAGAACGATCTGAAAGAATATTACGACGCCAATAAAAGCTATTGGATTTGGAAGAAGTAGATCACGTGATCCACTGAAAGGGCAACATGAAAAATCCTATAACTGAGGTAACAAGACTCGAACTACTACTATACATCCTCGCTAGTATGTTGGCGGGGGTGAACATCGGGCAAATTGTTTTTAACTGCAACTGAAGGAGAACGGGTATGACTATTCAAGAACCAAATCAAGAAACAGTAATCCACAATTACAAGGCAAA